GAATTATTCTCTGACACGCAACAATCTGTAGCTGCTAACTCTGTTACATCTACAGCAAGTCGAACTTATGGATTACAAGTAAATGCTGCTGGTCAAGGTGTTATTAACGTACCTTGGACAGATACAACTTATTCTCTTGCAACTAGCACTGTTCCAGGTTTAGTAGAACTTGGTTCTGATACTGTACAAACTGTGGCAGCAAATGCAGTAACCTCAACAGCATCTAGATCATATGCAGTTCAGTTAAATGCATTTGGTCAAATGCTTGTTAATATACCTTGGACTGATACTGATACAAATACTACATATAGTATTTCTGCTGAAACTGTTGCTGGTGGTGCTAATTTAAGACTTACTGGTTCAGATGCTTCTACAGACAACGTAACTCTAGCAGCTGGAAGTAATATAACTATTACTAGAACAGACGCTAATACTATTACAATTGCTTCTACTGGTGGTGGTGGCGGATCATGGAGTGTTAAAACATCTAACTATACTGCTGCTAGCGGAGATCAGTTATTAGCAAATACATCTGGTGGTTCATTCACAATCACTCTACCAGCAACTCCATCAGCTGGTAATTCTGTTGTTATTGCAGATGGTAATAATTGGCAAACTAATAACTTAACAGTTGCACGAAATGGTTCAACAATTAAGGGATTATCAGAAGATTTAATTTTAAATATTGCAGGAGTTAAGGTAGATTTTGTTTATAGCGGTAGCACATGGTGTGTATTCGCTTTTGCTAGTGGTGGTGAAGATCCTCTTGCTGCTGCTCTTGCTATAGGAGATGAACTATAATGGCATTATTAAGTGATATTTTAGCAGCCTCTACTGTTAGAGGTGAAAGAGGACCAACTGCTACTGTTTCTGTAGGTACAGTTACAACAGGAGCAGCTGGAAGTAATGCGGCAGTAGTTAATGCTGGTACAACTGGAGAAGCAATTCTTAATTTCACTATACCAACAGGAGCAGCTGGACCGACTGGACCAACTGGACCAACTGGTCCAGCGCAAACTAATATACCAGTTAGTACAAATACTACTGTAGTTTCAGGAGATAAAGGAAAGTTCTTAGATGTATCTGCGGGTGTTACTATTAATGCTTCAACCAATTTTGTTGCTGGAGATGTTGTTACAATATACAATGATTCTGCGGCTAATATTACAATAACTGCCACTGCTGTTACACTAAGATTAGCAGGAACTGCAACTACTGGGAATAGAACACTTGCACAAAGAGGAATAGCTACTCTTCTTTGTGTAGCATCTAACGAATATGTTATAGCAGGAGCTGGATTAACTTAACATGGCATTACATCAATTATTTTATATGCTTAGTTTTCCAGCAGGTCAACAGTTATATGATACTGTTGGCACAACAACTTTTGTTGTACCAGATCAAGTTTCATTTATCTCAGTTGTATGTGTTGGCGGTGGCGGTTCTGGAAAAAGTGGAAGAAACTCTCCTGGCGGTGGCGGTGGAGCACTTTCTTATGTAAATAATATTCCAGTTACAGCTGGAGAATCATTAACTGTTGTAGTCGGTGCTGGCGGATCAGCTAACGGAGCTGGAGGATTATCAAGTTTATCTAGAGGTGGCACAGTATTATGCTCTGCTAATGGTGGTCAATCAGGTAATGGTAACCGAGCTGGTGGAACTGTTGGTGTTGGCACTGGGTTTGCTGGTGGTCAAGGTGGCAATGAAAACGCTGGCGGATCTTCTGGTGGTGGCGGTGGCGCAGGTGGATATAGTGCAGCTGGTGGTGCTGGTGGAACTGCTGCAGCTGTAGGTATAGCAAGCACTGGTGGCGGTGGCGGTGGCGGTGGCGGTGGTATTAATAACTCTGGTGGTGGCGGTGGCGGTGTTGGATTGCTGGGAGCAGGTTCAAACGGAACTGGAGGTACTGCTGACTCTACAACAACTTCTGGTGGTGGCGGTGGTTCTGGAGGTACTGCAGGTTCTCCAGGAATTTTTGCTGCTGGTGCTGGTGGTGCAGGTGGTGTATATGGTGGCGGTGGTGGTGGGGCTGGCGATACTGGCGGTGCAAGTGGAGTTGGTGGAAAAGGTGGAGTACGTATTATTTGGGGTACTAATAGAGCATTCCCATCAACAAACACTGGCAATGTATAATAAATAATAAAATAAAAGGATTTTTAAATGGCTGTTGCAACTAGAGAACAATTAAAACAATATTGCCTACGTGCTTTAGGTGCACCTGTAGTTGAAATTAACGTAGATGATGATCAGCTAGAAGATCGTATCGATGAAGCATTAGAACATTGGAGAAAATACCATTACGATGGTATCGAGCAGATTTATATGAAAGCAGCAATTCGTGCTTCAGAAATCGTTCTAACAACTTCAGTTGCAGCTAATTATCAACTTTCTGAAACTATTACTGGTGCAACATCTGGCGCAAAAGCAACAGTAGTACGAGAAACTAATCGTTCTTCTGCTGGAACTTTATTGCTCGTAAAAAATATTGTAGGAACATTTACAGTTGGTGAAGTGGTTACTGGTTCTATTTCTGGACAAGTCGCTACAACATCATCTATTACTAAAAGAGAATATGACAACAAATATATTGAAGTTAGTGATTTAGTTTATGGTGTTACAAAAGTACTAAGTATTGGACAAGCATCTTCTTCAAAAAATATTTTTGATCTTCAATATCAATTACGTCTAAACGACTTATATGATCTAACATCTACATCATTAATTTACTACAAAACAGTAATGAGTCATTTAGCTCTGTTAGATCTAGAGTTAAATGGACACACATCTTTCCGTTTTAATCGTAGAACAAATCGTGTTTATCTAGATATTAACTGGGAAACAGATATTCCTCTTGGAGATTATGTTATCGTTCAAGGATATCGTGCTCTTGATCCAAACGAATTTACAAAAGTCTGGAATGAAGCATGGTTAAAACATTACGTTACTGCATTGTTTAAAAAACAATGGGCTACAAATATTAAAAAGTTTTCTGGTATCCAACTTCCAGGTGGCGTTACTCTTGATGGAGATAAACTATATGATGAAGCAACTACTGAACTTAAAGAGTTAGAAGATTCTCTTCAAAATAAATCTGCTCCATTAGATTTTTTTATAGGTTAATATGCCAACTAATGTTTATTTTTCACATGGTACTAGAAATGAACAGTACCTTGTCGAAGACCTAATCATAGAATCTCTTAAGATCTATGGTCAGGAATTTTTCTACATTCCAAGAACATTAGTTTCTAAAGATAATATTCTGGGTGAAGATCGTTTATCAGAGTTTAAGTCCTCATTTCCAATCGAAATGTATTTTGAAAATGTAGATTCATTTGCAGGACAAGGTGCGTTTATTCAAAAGTTTGGTTTAATGGTGGAACAATCTGCAACTTTAGTTGTTGCAAGACGTAGATGGGAACAGTTAGTCGGTAGATATGGACAAACAACAATTCCTACACGTCCAAATGAAGGCGATTTGATTTATTTTCCATTGTCTAAAGGATTGTTTGAAATTAAATTTGTAACACATCAAGATCCATTTTATCAACTTGGTAAATTGTATGTTTATAAACTTCAAGTTGAACTATTCCAGTATGCTTCTGAGAGAATTGATACAGGAATTAAAGAAGTTGATGCGTTTGAATCTCTTAAAACATTTAGTACTAACTCAACAAGAAATCCAACATCACGTGTTTTAAAGGTTACAGTTACAAATCAGGGATCAGGTTATACTTCACCACCATCTGTAACATTTGTAAGTTCTACAGGATTTGGTGCTGCTGCAACAGCAGTTCTTGGTACTGGAATTAGTGCAGGGAAGGTTGTTGCTATCAATGTAACTGAAGATGGACAACAATATCAAGCACCTCCTGTAGTGCAATTTAATGGTGGAGGTGGAAATGGGGCTACAGCTGTAGCTACATTAGAAATCGATATAGATAAAGTTGATTCATACGGAGATAATAATTCTTTTAAATCTGAAGCTACTGATATTCTTTTTAGTGAAAGTAATCCGTTTGGAGAGGTTGGTGAATAATGCTTAATAATAATATTTTTTATCACGGCATTATTCGTAAAAGTATTGTTGCTTTTGGAAGATTATTCAGTGATATCTATATTGATCGTAAACAGGGTGATTCTGTAACAGGCACAACTGTACAAAGATTACAAATACCATTGGCTTATGCACCAAAAGAAAAATGGTTAGTTCGAATTGAACAAGATCCAGATTTAGCAAACAATACCTATGTTTCTTTACCAAGAATGTCGTTTGAGATTGTTGGATATAATTATGATTCCTCACGCAAACTAAATCGTATGCAACAAATTAAATGTGGTGAGGGTGAAAATACAATGGGGACAATGTATACTCCAGTTCCATATAATATCGACATAGCATTATATGTTTTAACCAAAACACAAGAAGATGCATTACAAATAATTGAACAAATACTACCAACATTTACTCCAGATTATACTTTAACTATTAATGCAATACCAGATATGAATGTTAAATTAGATGTTCCTATCATATTAAATAGTGTTGCTGCTTCTGATGAATATGATGGAGATTTTCAAACTCGTAGATTTGTAACACATACATTAAATTTTACAATGAAAACAAATCTATTTGGTGCTATATCTAATAAGAAAGTTATTCAAGAAGTTTATGCTAATGTTGGACAAAATGAAGATTTTACTAATCCAAACAGAATTTATACTGCTGAGGGAGATTTAACTACTTCTACAGTTAGTTCTGAAAGTTGGGAAGACAATTTTTAAATATGGCAGAAATTTATAATGCTAATGCGAATTTAAAAGCAGCTGGCGTCACAGTAGAGTTTACTCCTGATAACATCCAGGAATATATTAAATGCTCGCAAGATCCAATTTATTTCATTGAAAACTATTGCCATATTGTAACTCTAGACAATGGTTTACAGTTGTTTAAATTGTATGATTGTCAAAAGAAAAAGATTGATGTGATCCATAGTAATCGTCGTGTGATTCTTATGGAAGGTCGTCAGCAAGGTAAGACTACTACATCTGCTGCATATATTCTTTGGTATACTTTATTTCAGCCAAATAAAACTGTAGCGATTTTAGCTAATAAAGCAACTTCTGCTCGTGAGGTTCTAGATCGTTTACAAACAATGTATGAGTTATTGCCTAAATGGATGCAACAAGGTGTTATAGGTTGGAATAAGGGTGACATCGAACTAGAAAATGGTTCAAAAGTATTTACTGCAGCAACAGGAAAATCTGGTATTCGTGGACGATCTGTAAACTTATTATATGTTGATGAGGCAGCAATTATTCCAAATAATATTGCTGAAGAGTTTTTTACTTCTGTCTATCCAACTATTTCTGCTGGTCAAACAACTAAGATTCTACTTTCATCTACACCATTAGGTTATAATCATTTCTGGAAGTTTTGGAATGATGCTGAAAATGGTCGTAATGGATTTGTTCCGTTATTCATACCGTACTGGGAAATTCCTGGTCGTGATGAAGCATGGGCACTTGAACAAAAGGCTATGCTCGGTGAGTTAAAATATAATCAAGAGGTTCTTTGTAACTTCTTAGGTTCTAGTTTAACTCTAATTAACTCTGATGTGATAGCAAAAATGTCTGTTGCAAATAGAGTTTTCACAAAAGATGGTCTAGACGTTTATGTTGAACCACAAGTGGGTCATACATATTGTTTAGTAGCCGATGTAGCAAAAGGAGTTGGTGGAGATTACTCCGCATTCCAAGTAATTGATATCACAGAAACTCCTTACAAACTTGTAGCAAAATATAGAAATAATGAGATCAGTCCCCTATTATATCCAAATATTATTTACAAAGTAGGTAAAGACTATAATAATGCTTGGGTTTTATTAGAAATTAACATTTCTGAACAAGTAGCCCATATCCTTTATTCGGAAATGGAATATGAAAATATACTATTTGTAACTCGTCATACACTAGGGCAGACTGTTTCGGGTGGTTTTGGAGGTGGTAAAACTCAACTTGGAGTCAATACCGATAAAAAAATTAAACGAATAGGATGTCATAATTTTAAAGCACTCGTTGAAGAAAATAAACTTCTTATAAACGATGCGGATACAATTTCTGAGATCTCTACTTTTATTGAAAAGAAGGGGTCTTATGAAGCAGACGAAGGCTATCACGACGACTTAGTCATGCCTTTGGTTTTGTTCGGTTGGCTAACTACCAACTCTTATTTTAAAGACCTAAATAATGTAAATCTAAGAGAAGTTATGTATAAAAAACAAATGCAGGCGATTGAGGAAGAATTAACTCCGTTTGGTTTTTATGACGATGGTGGTCCAGAAAAACCTCCGCTAAACTTCTAGAAATCGTGCAAAAACTAAATAAAATGTAGACATAAAGTTGTCTAAAGGTAAACTTATTAACAAGGAGAATTACAATGCCGTTTCAATTATCTCCAGGCGTTGCAGTCGTAGAAAAAGATTTCACTTCTATCGTTCCAGCAGTTTCTAGCTCTATTGGTGCTTTTGCTGGTGCGTTTGCATGGGGTCCAGTTATGGAACCTGTCACAGTTACCTCAGAAAACGAGTTAGTTCGTCGTTTTGGTAAACCTAATGATAGTAATGCAAATTCTTTCTTCACAGCAGCTAACTTTTTATCATACACTAACAATTTATTATTAAATCGTGCAGATGCAGGACACTTAAATGCTGTTGCTATTTTAACAGGTAGTTTAACTGGTATTGCAGTAAACAGTGCTGGAAGCGGCTATGTTTCTACTGCTTCTCCTCCAACTGTAACTATTGGTGCCCCAGATGCTGTCGGTGGTACTCAAGCTACTGCTACTGCTACTCTTTCTGGTGGTGGTGTTTCTGCAATTACTGTTAGTGGTGAGGGTAACACTGGTTACACAACTGCTACTGTTACTATTACTCCTGCTACGGGTGATACTGGAACAGGTGCTACTGCCACTGCCAATATCTCAGGTGGTGTTATCACTAGTATTACTATTACAAATCCAGGCGAAGGCTACAAACTGTTGCCAGTAGTTAATGTTACTGGAGATGGTGGTGGTGTAACAACAACTGTAACACTTTCTACTTCTTCAATAACAGGAATTACAATTACGAATGCTGGTTCTGGATATGACAATCCTCCTTCAGTAACTATCGGTGCACCACCAACTGGTACAGTTGCAACAGCTACTGCTACTATTAGTCAAAACTTAGGTGTAAAGATTATGAATGGAGAGCATTATCTTCAGTCATATTCTACTGGTGCTGCTATTGTTGGTGAATTTGCTGCAAAATATCCAGGTACATTAGGTAACTCTCTTCATGTAACAATGGCTGATGCAAATACATACTCTGGTTGGACTACTGTATTAAATGGTGTAACTATTAACTGCGCTGCAGAATTTGAAGGTGCACCAGGAACATCTGACTATGCCGCATCAGTTAATGGAACTAATGATGAGCTACATATTTTAGTATTTGATGAAGATGGTTTAATTACTGGAACAAAAGGAACTGTTTTAGAAAAATTTGCTTTCGTTTCAAAAGCCTCTGATGCTAAAAAATCAGATGGTACTAATAATTATTATAAAGATGTATTAAATTCTCGTTCAGAATACGTTTGGTGGATGGATCCACCAGCTGCAATCACTGGATTAGGAACTAACTGGGGTCAACCAGCACAAGGTGCATCATTTAAAAACTTATCAGCTGCTGTTAAGCGTTCTCTTTCTGGTGGCACTGATGATTATGCATTAACAGATGGCGAACAACAATCTGCATATACTTTATTTGCTAATGCAGAAGTATATGATATTAGTTTAGTTCTTCTTGGCAAAGCAAAAGCATCTGTCGCACAATCTGTTATTAACAATGTCTGTGAAACAAGACTAGACTGCGTAGCATTTATCTCTCCACAAAATGTATCAACACATGATATTATTATTGGATCTACTGATAATGAAGTTACGCAGATTAATGCATATAGAAATGCATTGTCAAGCACATCATACGCTGTTCTTGATTCTGGCTACAAATATCAGTATGATCGTTACAATGATAAGTATCGTTATATTCCATTAAATGGTGATGTAGCTGGTCTTTGCGCACGCACTGACTATACAAACGATCCATGGTTCTCTCCAGGTGGTCTAAATCGTGGACAGATCAAAAATGTTGTACGTCTTGCTGTACAACCTAATAAAACAATGCGTGATAATCTTTACAAAAATGGTGTTAACCCTGTGGTTACATTCCCAGGTGAAGGTACTGTTCTGTTTGGAGATAAAACTCTACTTGCAAAACCAAGTGCATTCGATCGTATTAACGTGCGTCGTCTGTTTATCGTTCTTGAAAAAGCAATTGCAACTGCTGCTAAATTCCAGTTGTTTGAATTTAATGATAGTTTCACACGTGCTCAGTTTAAGAATCTAGTAGAGCCATTCCTCCGTGATGTTCAGGGTCGTCGTGGTATTACAGATTTCGTAGTTAAGTGCGATGAATCTAACAATACTGGTGAAGTTATCGATCGTAACGAATTCGTTGCTGATATCTTTATTAAGCCAAATCGTTCAATCAACTTTATTACTCTGACATTTGTTGCTGCTCGTTCTGCGATTAACTTCTCAGAAATTGGTGCTTAATCAGGGATAAATAAGAAAGAACAAAAGGAGATTTAAATGGCAAATATTGCTGATTTTAAAGCACAAATGATTGGTGGCGGTGCTCGCCCTAATCAGTTTCGTGTCGAGTTAACATTCCCGTCTTATGTAACATTGGGTGTGGTAGCAGGACAGCGTGCTCAATTCTTATGTAAAGCAGCACAACTACCTGCTTCTACTATTGAGACAATTCCTGTTTTATATCGTGGGCGTCCTGTGCAGTTTGCAGGAGAAAGAACTTTTGCTCCATGGACTGTTACGATTTACAATGATACAACATTTGGTATTCGTAATGCTTTAGAGCAGTGGCAATCTGGTATTCAAAACTATAACACAACTCTTGGAAGAACTAATCCTACTGATTATCAAGTTGACATGAGTGTTCATCAATTAGATCGTAATGGTGCAATTATTAAAAGTTACAAGTTTGTTGATGCTTTCCCAACTAATGTTTCTGCTGTAGGACTAGATTACGAACAACAAAATGCTATTGAACAATTTGATGTAGAGTTTACATATAACTTCTTCACATCAAATACTGGGGCTGCTGCTGGATTTGGTGTCAATGTTTCTATTGATACACCAGTTGGTTCGTTCCCTCTATAATATAACTAAAGGATTTTTACATTATGCAAATTTTTGGCTTTGAGATAAAGCGTAAAAAAGAACAGGAGTTGCAATCTGTTGTAACTCCTAGTGCAGTTGATACAGGCGCAACCGTAATAAACACTGGTGTTAATGCTGGTGGTTATTACGGTATGGTCATGGATTTAGAAGGTGTTGTTAAAAATGAAAACGACCTTCTACGTAGATATCGTGAGGTTTCTCAATATTCAGATTGTGATAATGCGATTGAAGATATTATAAATGAAGCAATTATCGCTGATGAACAAAAGAGACCAGTTGAATTAAACTTAGATGAGTTAAAACTATCTTCTTCTATTAAAACAAAAATAAAAGAAGAATTTGATAATGTACAAAGACTCTTAAAATTTGATGAAAGAGCACATGAAATCTTCCGCACTTGGTATATTGATGGAAGATTATATTATCAAATTCTTATAGATGAAGAACGAATTAAAGAAGGTATTGTAGAACTTCGTTATATTGATCCTCGTAAAATTCGTCGCATTAAAAATATTAAAAAAGAAAGAACACCACAAGGTGTTGATGTAGTAAAACAAATTGAAGAATATTATCTTTATAACGATAAAGGTATTACAGAGCAGACTACACAAGGTGTTAAATTAGCAATAGATTCTGTTGTGTATTGTCCATCAGGATATGTAGACCAAAACACTGGGATGGCATTATCTTATTTACATAAAGCCATTAAGCCAGTTAATCAATTAAAGATGATTGAAGATTCTTTGGTCATCTATCGTATTAGTCGAGCACCTGAGCGCAGAATATTTTACATTGATGTTGGTAATTTACCAAAGTTAAAAGCAGAGCAATATGTCTCTGACATTATGAACAAGTTTAGAAACAAAATTGTTTATGATGCAACTACTGGTGAAACTCGTGACGATCGTCGCCACTTGTCAATGATGGAAGATTTCTGGATGCCTCGTCGTGAAGGTGGTAAGGGAACTGAGATTACTACGCTTCCAGGTGGTCAAAACCTTGGCGAGATTCAAGATATCGAGTATTTCCAGAACAAACTTTATCATGCATTGAATGTTCCAATCTCTCGTTTACAACCACAACAGGGATTTAGCATTGGACGTTCACAAGAAATTTCTCGTGACGAAGTTAAGTTTAATAAATTTATTGTTAGACTTCGTAAAAAGTTTTCAGTGTTGTTCTCTGAGGCACTTAGAGTTCAACTAATTGCAAAAGGTATTATTCGTGCTGATGAGTGGGAAGATATTCGTCCATTCTTCAAATACGATTACATTGAAGACAATCACTTCTCTGAGTTAAAAGATGCAGAAATATTGACTCAGAGATTACAAGCCTTGCAAACTATTGATCCATATGTTGGTAAATATTATAGCCAAACATGGGTCAAGAAAAACATTCTTCGACTTGATGAAGATCAAGTCGAACAGATTGAAAAAGAAATCGAGCAAGAAGCAGAATTGCAAATGGCTCAGGCTGAAAAAGAAGGAATGTTAACAGGTGTACAGAATACTGCTATGAATAATTACGTTGCACAAAATTCTATGCAACAAGAACAACCAGCAGAAGATCAATCAGAAGTAAATGCTGAACAGACAAATGAAGAACAGCCAGCAAAAGTTACCAAACTAAAAACTGGTACTTGGCCAAATTAATAGGAGACACACATGAAAGAATCAGTAGAAAATTTAATCCAAGCAATCGTTCAAGGTAATGCATTAGAAACAGAAAAAGCATTTGCAACTGCAATGGCAGAAAAACTAGCACCAATGTTAGATACACGTCGTCAAGAAGTTGCACAAAGTATGTTTGCTGTTCAACAAGAAGAAGAAACTGTTTCTGCAGAAACAACTACTGACATTTCTAACAATGAAAGTTCAACTGAAACTGTTGAATAATGTATTATTCTAGTTTTATTAAATCTTTTAAAAGACCTAATGTAGTAGAAAGCATTAGATCTTATACTCATTTAATTGAAAAAACAGAAAATAATAAAATTTTAATAAATGGTATTGAAACAGAACATACAAGTATTGAGGAAGCGAGACAATACGTCAAACAAGAATATATTGCTAAAAAATTAGAAGAACAAATTTCTACTGAATTATACGAAGATATTTCTGAGAATAAAGTGGCTAGTATTATTAAAGAACATCACGATGTTAAAGTTACAGATACTCTTATAGAAAATTATATACAGCTCGCTTCCTCTCGTATTTTTAGTGTTGATCCAGTTGTACAAGAAATTCGTAAATTAAATAAGCTGGATAATATCGTAGAAGGTAAAATACATTATGTTCTTGAAGATGAATCAATTGTAGCAATTGATGAAGAGACTCAAGAGCAACTAAATAATTTGTTACAGAATCAATCAGATATTATTAAATACATGCGTGAAAATAAAGATCAGTTTATGTATGTAGTAGAAAAATTAGAGGAATAAAATGCCAGTCACTAAGACTATTCTTAAGAATACAAATAACGAAACAATCGTTAAGATTGCTGGTACTGCAGCATCTTCAACTATTGATCTACAGACTGACTGTTTAGCATCTACTCAAGCATTAGATGGTGCAACACAAACAGTTAATATCGTAGGTTTTCAATTTACAGGTATGCCATCTTCAACTATTACTATTGCAAGAAACTCTGTTAACATTACTACAGTTTCATCTGAAGGACATGATGATGTTGAGTTTGCTGCAGGTATGGGATTTTCTGATACAATTGAAAACACGAGTGACATCGTTGTTACTATTGCTGGCGCAGAAGCACAATTATATCTAACATTACGCAAAATTGGTGGTTATGCTACTAAAGTTGAAGAAGCTGTATATGGCGCATATGACGATCGTACTCGTGTTGGTGCTTCTACAACACTAAGTGGTTCACCAGATAAGGTATAAAAATGAAACTTATTAAAGAAGTCACAGAGTCAGTCAAGTTAGTAACAGAATCTAAACTTGGCAAAGGTAAAGAATATTTCATTGAAGGAATCTTTCTTCAATCTGCTATTCAAAATCGTAACAAGCGTATGTATCCAGAAGAAGTTATGGATAAAGAGGTTGCTCGTTACATGAAAGAACAGGTTGAAAATAATCGTGCATATGGTGAATTGGGTCATCCAGATAATCCACAGATTAATCTTGATCGTGTATCACACCTTATCGTCTCTCTACGTAAAGAGGGAACTAATTATATTGGTAAAGCAAAAATTTTAGAAACACCAATGGGACAAATTGCAAAAGGTCTTTTAGACGGAGGTGCAAATCTCGGAGTTTCTAGTAGAGCACTTGGTTCACTCGTTACAAATAACGAAGGTGTATCGATTGTTCAAGACGATTTTATGCTGTCTACAGCAGCAGACATCGTTGCTGACCCATCTGCTCCAGACGCTTATGTGCGTGGTATTATGGAGAATAAAGAGTGGGTTTTTGTTGATGGAAAGTTTGTGGAAAAACATATCGAGGAAGTCAAACACACAATTCGTAAAACTTCCTCACGAAATCTAGGGGAAGCACAGATTCGCGCTTTCCAAGATTTTCTGAGTAAAATCAGATAAATAATAAATAATTTAATAGAACTATCCAGTTACAGGAGAAAACGATGTCAATCGAACAAAAAATCGCTGAAATCTTAGCAGAATCTAAAGCAGCTAAACTTGAAGATCAGGTTGCTGATACTGCTGAAGAGATCAAAGAAGAACAAGTTGAAGAGGAAGCTGTTAAACCTGCTGCTGAAACTCCAAATCCAGACAATGCTAAAAACAATGTTCAGGATGAAAAAGAAGCAGAAGGTGGCACTTCTAAGAAAGAAAACGCAGCTACTAAAGGTGCAGTTGCAGCAGAACCAAGTCATCTAAAAGGTGTCAAGGAAGATGTTGATGCACTTCTAAATGGCGAAGATCTTTCAGAAGAATTTAAACAAAAGGCAACTACTATTTTTGAAGCAGCTGTTATGACTCGTGTCAAAGCTGAAGTTGCTCGTTTGGAAGAAGAATTCGAAAGCAAACTTGCTGAGCAAGTTGCAAAGAATATAGAGGGACTTGTTGAGCAGGTTGATGGATACCTCGGCTACGTAGCCGAGCAGTGGATGACACAGAATGAAATTGCCCTTGAGCGTGGTATGAAGTCTGAAATTCTTGAGAGTTTCGTAGCTGGTATGAAAGATCTATTTGAAGAGCATTATATTGACGTTCCAGAAGAGCGTTATGATGTGCTTGGAGAAATGGAATCTAAAATCGAAGAATTAGAAGCAAAACTCAATGAGCAAGTTGCTAATAATATCGAGATGTCTAAAACAATCGCTGAGCAAAAGCGTTCAGAAATTGTTAAAACAGTTAGCGAAGGTTTGACTGATACAGAAACTGAAAAGTTTAATGCATTAGTTGAAGAGTTAACATACGAAGACGCAGAATCTTTTGAGACTAAAGTGAAGACTATCCGTGAAAATTATTTCACAAATAAATCAACCGCAGAAGTTAAATCTGTTGTTACTGACACTCCAGTTGAGCAATTAACTGAAGAGAAGAAAGAGCAAATCGATCCTCAGATGTCAGCATATTTAACAGCACTTAACAAACTTAAATAAAAGGAAAAAGAAAATGACAACTCGTCAAGATCTAGTTAAAAAATGGGCACCAATCCTCGAGCATGAGGGTGCTGCTCCAATCAAGGACACTTATCGTAAAGAAGTGACTGCAGTTCTCTTGGAAAACCAAGAGCGTGAAATGCAAAAACAGCGTGAAGCACTTTTCGAAGCTGCTCCAGCAAACGCTGTTGGTTCTTATGCTGACACTGGTGGTTTCGCTAAGTTCGATCCAGTTCTTATCAGCTTAGTCCGTCGTGCAATGCCACAACTCATTGCTTATGATGTTGCTGGTGTTCAGCCAATGACACAGCCAACTGGTTTAATCTTCGCAATGAAGTCTCGTTACACTTCACAAGGTGGTACTGAGGCTCTCTTTAACGAAGCTGATACTGACTTCTCTGGTACTGGCACTCACAGTGGCGTTTATGACTTCGGTGGTTCTGAGACTACTGGTGCTGGTCTAGCAACTTCCGCAGCTGAGCGTCTTGGTCAAGGTGGTTCTGGTGATGGTTCTTTCAATCAGATGGCATTTAGCATCGAAAAGACTTCCGTTACTGCTAAGACTCGTGCTCTAAAAGCTGAGTACTCAATCGAATTAGCACAAGATATGAAATCTGTTCATGGTCTTGATGCTGAAGGCGAACTAAGCAATATTCTCTCAACTGAGATTCTTGCTGAGATCAATCGTGAAGTTATCCGCACAATCTACAAGACTGCTAAGCCAGGTGCTGCAGTTGGTACTACTGCTGCTGGTACTTTCGACTTAGATACTGATTCTAATGGTCGTTGGTCTGTTGAGAAGTTTAAGGGTCTAATGTTCCAAATCGAGCGTGAAGCAAATGCGATTGGTCAGCAGACTCGTCGTGGTCGTGGTAACTTCATCATCACTTCTGCAGACGTTGCTTCTGCATTAGCGATGGCTGGCGTTCTTGACTACACTCCTGCTCTCCAGGGTAACAGCAGCTTGAACATTGATGACACAAGCACTACTTTTGCTGGTGTTCTAAATGGCAAGTACAAAGTTTATGTTGATCCATATACTGCAAACGTATCTGCAACACAATTCTTCGTAGTTGGTTACAAAGGTAGTTCTGCATTTGATGCTGGCTTGTTCTACTGCCCATACGTTCCTCTACAAATGGTTCGTGCAGTTGATCCAAACAGCTTCCAGCCAAAGATTGGCTTCAAGACTCGTTACGGTCTAGTTGCTAACCCATTCGTCAATCTTGACGATGGCACAGCTGGTCAGGACAACCTAACTGCTGATGTAAACTACTACTATCGTCGTGTTAAAGTTACTAACCTAATGTAATTATTAGGTTGGTTTCAATAAGAAACTGACGATAAGAAGCAGTGTTTTGGGGGAGATGAAAATCTCCCCCATTTTATTTTGAATAAATAATCTTATGGCTAATATACTTTCATGTCCCATTCCATCTAACATTAATCCATTATCACCTAATGGATTCCTGTTTAACATTTTAAAATTACCTAATCTGTCATTCTTTTGTCAGAGCGTTAATCTTCCAGGTATTACACTTGGTGCACCAGAGTTTGGTAATCCATTTAATGTTGCTCCAATTCCAGGTGAGACATTAACATATGATCAACTATCTGTTCAATTTTTAGTTGATGAACAAATGGCTAATTATCAATCCATATATAACTGGATCGTTGCTCTTGGTTTTCCAGAATCATATCAACAGTATGTAACATTTGTATCAAACGATACAAATAATTATAGTGAACTAGCAAAAAATTATTCTGATGGAACATTACAAATACTAGGTGCTGATAATCTAACAGTTAAAATTGTGCAATTTTATGATATGTTTCCTGTGTCTTTAGATTCATTACAATTCGCAGGAACTAATAATGATGTTCAATATCTAATTGGAAACGCAACTTTTCGTTACGGTTACTACAAGTTCTTGTAAGACAAATTTGATTTTTTGTAATAGATGGGGTATACTTACCCCATAACATTTTTGAGGTTATTATGAATATAGAACAATTGCAAGAAATGTGGGACAAAGACTGTGAAATTGATGATAATTATCTCGGTGAAAATTCCACAACAACACCTAAGCTACATGCCAAGTATGTAAAAATACTTGTTCAAATTAAACTCAAGCATACAAAACTCCAATCTGATTATTTGCTTCTTCGTAAAAATAAATTTCGTTTATATCGTGGTGAACTATCTCGTGATGAATTAAAAGATCTTGGATGGGAACAGTGGCAAGGAATTAAACCACTGAAAAATGAAATGGACGAATTTTTAAGTGGTGATATAGATTTAGTGAATATTAAAATGAAGATTGATTATCTTGAAACAATGATTTATTTTCTTGAATCAGTTCTGCAACAGATTAAAGCAAGAGACTGGCAAATTAAAACCGCAGTTGAATGGAAGAAATTTTTAGCAGGAATGTAATGGTTACAATTGAAAAGTTAGATGATGTTTATATTCGTATCTTTAGTGATCCTAGCATTGAGCAAGAGCTAGCTGATTTTTTTACATATGAATATCCAGGAGCAAGATTTACACCACAATATCGTGCAAGATTGTGGGATGGTAAAGTTCGTTTATATGATCAAGTAAGAAAAACATTATACATTGGTCTAATTCAATATGTTGAACAATTCTGTGAACGTAATGATTACTTACTTACATGGAAAACGGATTTTCAACCAAACAATAATATCACACACGAACAAATTGAAAAATATGTTCTTGATCTAGATCTTCCAAGTAAAATCGAAACTCGTGATTATCAGATTGATGCTATACAAAAAGCAATTAATGACGAACGAACATTACTACTTTCTCCAACTGGTTCTGGTAAATCTTTTATTATTTACTCTGTAATGCGTTGGCATGTACAACAGGGTCGGAAATGTGTTCTTATCGTACCAACAACTTCTCTAGTTGAGCAGATGTATTCTGATTTTGAAGATTATTCTTCTGTTAATACTTGGTCGGTTAAAAATCACTGTCAAAAATTATATGCTGGATTCCCAAAAGAATTCACTAAAGATGTTTTAATTACTACATGGCAATCTATCTACTTACAACCACGTGCTTGGTTTAAACAGTTTCAAGTTATTTTTGGAGATGAAGCACATCAGTTTAAGGCTAAATCTTTAACTACTGTTATGGAAAAGATGGATAGCATTCGTTATCGAATTGGAACTACAGGCACACTTGATAATAAAAAAGTACATCGTTTAGTTTTAGAGGGTATTTTTGGTCCAGTGCACAAAGTGACAACAACGAAAACCCTGATGGACTCTGGAAGATTGTCTAACCTAAATATAATGTGTATCATTCTCAAGTACACGGAAGAGATACGCAAGGAACGTAAGAACAATACATATCAAGAGGAAATCGACTGGATCGTTAGTTGCGAAAAACGTAATAAATTTATCCGCAACCTTGCAGTCAAATCATCAGGCAATACACTTGTTCTGTTCCAGTTTGTAGAGAAACACGGTAAAATTCTCTACGATATGATTAAAGAAAAGGCACATGATACCAGAAAAATTTTCTTTGTGTACGGAGGAACAGAAACTTCTGATCGTGAGTCAATTAGACATATCACAGAGGGAGAAGAAGATGCTATCATCATTGCTTCTTTCGGGACATTCTCAACGGGTATCAATATACCTTCGATACAGAATGTTATTTTCGCAAGCCCTTCAAAAAGTAAAATCCGTAATTTACAAAGTATTGGGCGTGGATTAAGATTAAAAGATGGCAAAACACATTGCAATCTTTTTGATATTGCCGATGATTTACATTGGAAATCTTGGAAAAATCATACATTAAATCATGCTGCCGAGCGTTACAAAATTTATGCAGAAGAAGAATTTAAAACAAAAATCGTAGAGGTGGATTTATGTTAGATGGCTCAGAATTTTTTGTAGTACTAAAACTCTGTTCAGGTGAACAACTAATGGCTGTCTTAAGACAAGAAGATGAAGATAGGATCTTGTTAGAAACACCTATGGTTATGCGAACAATACCAGTGTTACATACTGGTAAGGAGCATATTACTGCACATCCATTCTGTCAATTTTCTGATGATAAGATGTTTGTTATTCTTAAAAAAGATGTCATGTTTTGTAAAAAATTGCATCATCTTTTTATTCCCCATTATATGAGAATTGTAAAAGAACATGAGGAACAGACATCATTTTCTCCAAAACAAAATACAGAAGAACTTCTTTGGGACGATGAAGAAAACATTACACCAGAAGAAGCAAAAAAGAGAATAGAAATGCTTGCCTCTCTCGTTAACAGCGATGCAGAAGATGAGAAAAAAGAAGAGAGAAGACAAAACCTTGTGAAAGGTAATGACACAGTACATTAATCTCTTCAAACCCCAACACCCTGGATTATGCCCCAAGACAAATAAAAAGACAAATGTATTTTGTAATAAATTAATATTTGTCTTTTTTATTATAATGATGTAGAATTATAACATGTTCAATTGTATGAGGAATTTTTATGTATGGCTCATTATGTTAATAACGCTGACTTTCTGCAGGCACTAATAGAATATAGAAAAAAGTGTAAAGATGCAGAATCAGAAGGTAATTCAAAACCCATTGTCAGCAACTATATCGGTGAATGTATTCTTAAGATTGCAACTCATCTTTCTTACAAACCAAATTTTATAAACTATTCTTATCGAGATGATATGATTCTCGATGGAGTGGAAAATTGCATTCAATACATAGATAATTTCGATCCAAGTAAGTCTAATAATCCTTTTTCTTATTTCACACAGATTATCTACTATGCATTCTTAAGAAGAATTGCTAAAGAAAAGAAACAATCTTATATCAAAGGCAAGTTAATACAAGATATGCCATTTGATTCTTTTGAATTACAAGATAGCGATGACGACAATGAG